TATCTTATGATTCTATGGACAAAATAATGAACAATAGTACATAAAGACAAATAGATATTGACACATACTATCCTTTCGCTCTTAAATATAATTGCCATCGCAACAAGAGAGTTGTGAGCAAGGCTCTATAGATAGATTATCTAACCTTCAAGTACATGTACAATAATATAAGAATGAATTTCAACCATACTTCACCATTCTATCACTGCATTAGAATATGTCAAACATAATTTCATTCGTACCTCACAGTTATTTCACTGCATAGATTCATAATTATGATCGTACTTCACAGATTTAACGCTGCATAGACAGATATACAAACACTATTTTGACCAAAGCTCGGTACTTTATCACTGCATATATATAGAGGGGTATATAAATATGAGAGAAAAAAAGAAAAATACAGAGCTTCACCTGTTAAGTTTTTTTTATGACAACTTTTTACCTAAAAAATGGATCATTTTGACCCTGTGGATAACCTGTGTATAACTTGTGGATAACTATTTGCTGTTGGATTATCCTGCTATATCTCTTATCGTAAGATATTACCATAGAGATATAGGCAATAAAATAAATGAACAATCGTAACTCATGTTACTTGTTATCTATTCTGTTACGTGCACAATAGTAAATGGGTAGTGGATACCTTTTCATAACTTATGTTTTTTGACATATCCACAATGGCAGGATTGAGAATCAGAAAAACACGATAAGGAGTCGTGTTGAGTTACTCATTTATTTTACCCTCCCATCTACCTGATATATTACTTATAAGGAAATTACCATGTTATCTGAAAAACTCGCAGAATTAGTACAGATTAATAAAGACGATCGTACATTGTCCCGTGTTAGCAAATTGACAAAGGATGATCTTAAGCCCCACAGCGAAGAAATTAAGGCGTTACGGCTACGTATTCGTTCTATTGTACTTCCCAAAAAAGGCAAGAACGGACAGCCTATTCAATTCCCTTCTCCCTTATATGAAAAAGTTGTGAATGCTAAACGTGAACTAACAAAGCCGGGAATTGGTTATCGTCTTTATATTGTATCCTTACAGTCCGATGTACTCGACACCATTGACGACGCCGACGACTACGCCGACGTTCTGATATGGGAAAGAGAGAGCTTGTAGCATGACTATACAACAAGCTTTTCAAACGCTATGTAATCTCAAACTTGGAGACCGTTTCATATTCGATAATTACGTTGTCAGGCATCTGTATGGTACACAATACCAGATCAAGCAGACCATTTATCGACCGGTAGGAAGTAAAAATAAGTACGGTCGGTACAAATGGGAGTTAGTTACTACTAAGTCTCTGCTAGGTACTGTTATGATTGCCTTGTTTCTATCTACGGCAAGACCACAAGCGGAAGGTTCTACAGTCAAAAGGAATTGTTTTTATGCTGATAAGACAATAGCCGGAAAACAAGAGAAATTTCTGGAATACCTCCAGAGCTTGAAGGAAGGCGCAGAGTTTGGAGACGAGCTGGCATGTGACAGGATAGAGCATTACACCGAGCTTTACGGTTCAATAGACTTAATCATTGAGGACTTAGAACAGGGAGTGTATAACTATTCTAACACTTCCGGAGGTAATCAATTTAAGCAGCTGGTATCTGATAATATCTATCAGAGCATGTTTGGAACCGCTTCGAGTATTGCTAACAAGTAGCATAATTTGACAGGTGACCCGTACACACGGGTAAAATACTTATAAGGTGGATAGAATGAATAAACTTATACATAGGTTATTTTACAGGATATACAGTAGAATACATTATAAACTTGAAGGAATAAGATTAGGACAAGCTTTGAACATGGACGATAGAATGGAGTTGAATAGATATAGAAGAAAGTATCCCAAAGGATAATAAGAATAGCCACTCGAAAGAGTGGTTTTTTTATGCTCTAATGATAACAATGCTATTATAAGATATTACAATTCAATAATGAGATAGTACTATCTTGCTATCCTGCTGTTTGTGGATAACCTGTGGATAACTTTTGATACACGGTGTAACATAAAATATATGCGACAGAATGACACATGCTTAACATGCGAATGGTTTTAAGAAACGGTATCGCTCGTCACCATTAAGTTCGACAGTCTCAAAAAATTTGAAAAAAAACGGGTTAGTAGTTTGACACAGGGTAATAAGGGATGTAGTGTAGGGGGTAGGGGGATAGTGGAATGGCTAAGAAGAATGTAGTAAAGGAAGCGATAGACAGGATATTTGAAGCAGAGGTTATGAAGTTACCGAAGTATAAGAATCTTCCGGAGGGTCAGAAGGCGGTATTCAAGGGGAAGTTTTTAGAATACATGATGCAGGACATAGCGACAGATTTTATGGTAAGTGATGATGTAAAGATGAAGTTAGATATCTTACGGTTCTTTGCTGACTATAGTGGACACAAACCAAAGGTAGAGATCGGTAGTGTGGTTCCGGACAATCCGTATGAGCATTTCACGGTAGCAGAGCTTGAGCTTGAAGAGCAAAGGATGATCAGTGATGGAGCTTAACCAAAGGGCTGAGCGATTAAATCAGTTACGGTTGTTGAGGATACAGAAAGGTAAGAAGAGTTTTTGGGACTACTGTAAGCTCACGTCTCCTGATTTTTACTTTACTGATCGAGTACATTTAAAGTTATTGTGTGACAGTTTACAGGCATTTCACGAGAACAGGATCGTAAGATATGGCAATGGACCGTGGGTTATCATAGACTGTGAAGGGATAGGGCTTGATGTATGTAAGCAATTATACATTATGATGCCACCGAGACATGGAAAGACCCGGACATTGACGAAGTTTTGTGAATGGACATTAGGAAATAACCCGATATATAAGTATATGTACACCTCATACAACGATGATACTGCAGGTGATACGAGTAGATTCATACGAGATGGGATTTCTGCAGAGAAGATAGACCCTTCTGAATACATCTTTACTGATTTCTTTGACGAAAAACTCCAAGCTGACAACAAAGCTATATCGAAGTGGGCGCTTGACGGACAGTACTTCAACTTCATCTCTGCCGGGAAAGGTGGGTCGGTAACGAGTAAGGGATGTGATACGCTTATCATAGACGATCCGGTAAAGAACGCAGAGGAAGCGTTAAACGATAACGAGAGCAAGAAAACCTGGAAATGGTTTACTGATACCTTGTTAAGTAGGATGGAAGAGGGTGGAAAGACTATCATAAACCACACTCGTTGGCCGAGAAGAGATCTTATACAGCGATTAATGGATCATTACCAGCAGAAAGGGCATAAACCTTACTACTCTTTGGTCATGCCTGTCTATAATGTAGAGAAAAAAGAGATGCTTTGTCCTACCTTAATGAGCTATACTACCTATCTTGAGCGTATGGATCTCACTGATGTGGATGTATTTAGTGCAAATTACCAGCAGAATGTGAAGGATACCAAGGGCAAACTGTACCGAAACTTCATGGTATACACCCACATTGATGATTACAAAGATGATACCGATGGTGCAATGATAGAAGGATGGACAGACTATGCTGATACCGGTACAGATTTCTTTGCTGCTATTATCGGTCCGACGTTTTCTACTGATGCAGGATCCTCTATGTTGATCAAGGATATTTTCTATACACAAGATGATGTTGAAGCCTATCGAAGTACTTATGTTGACTGGTTGATAGCAAATGACGTTGACAGGATGAAGATAGAGTCTAATAATGGGGGAAAGGGGTTTGGTCTGTATGTTGAGGATCAGATTATCAGGCGTGGTGGAAAAACAGTAATCGAATGGGAACTGAATTCTTCTAATAAGCATACGAGAATAATTACGAACAATGCACAAGTACAAACTAAGCTGATTTTTCCCAAAGACTGGGCTTCACGATGGCCTTTGTTTCATGAACACCTTACCAGTTATCAACGTAGTGGTGGAAATGAATACGATGATGCCCCTGATGTATGTACTATGGCGGTGATAGATCTTGAGGATGGAGGGGTAATAGTATATGGGTAGCTTTAGACTATTTGGCAGAGAGATCACCCGGGAAGGTGGTGTTTTAACGATACAAAAAACAGGAACATTAGCAGAGAGATCTACATTAGCATTACTCAATGGTCCATTTGCTGAGGATCAAGGGAAGGGAAATGTAAAGAATCATATCTGGGTACATAATTGTGTAAACGTGCTGATGCGTTGTGTTATGCGTGGAGATTACAAACTGTATAACAACGGGGTACAGGGTCCAACTCCCTTTGATGATATATTTGACGAGACCGGGGGTAACACTCCTTCTTCTACTTTGTTTATGGAAACTGCTATGTGGTGGTGGTGGGAAGGAGAATTCTTTTGGGTATGGGAGAAAGGTTTCATGGCTCCTGACCAGATTACCGTCTTAGATCCACGGAAAGTCTACACCAAGAAAGAGAACGGAGAAACTAAGTACTATTTTACTACCGGAAAGGGTGAATACGTACAATTAATGAAGGGTCAGTTCTTACATATCAAACTTCCCAACATTTATAACCCCGAACGTGGGGTATTTCCTTTGTATGCTGCTGGCATGAGTCTATTAAAACAGGACAAATTGATCACTGATGGTCACTTAGATGCCTTACGTTCCGGTGCAGTTCCGGATGTGCTGATCAAAAACAAACTTAGATTGACCGAACCGCAAGCTGCACAGGCTATCAAGTACTGGAATAGCTCGTATAACAGACCCAGTGGTGGTTCAAGGGTAGCAGTTCTTGGTGGTGGATCTGATGTGCAGGTACTTTCTCAGGACTTAATCAAGTATATAGATCTGATGGACTGGAATAGATCAGCTATTACCGCTGCGTATGGAATTCCCTTGAAGGTGCTCAACGCTGAGACAGGCAAGACTGCGTTATCCGGGAAAGATAGTAACGAACAGTATCGTGCGTTATTCTCACAGACCATCATCCCGCAACTCAAATATTGGAGCGGAGAGATCAATAGACAGTTCTTCTCTGCTCTTGGCTATCGTGATGTCTCTGGAGAGTTCGACTTATCGAACGTAGCAGAACTGCAAGAGGACACCATTAAAGTACATAAGATGGAAAATGAAGATATAGTTACCGGTGTAGTAACTATTAATGAGATTAGAGCAAGGCGTGGTCAAGACCCAGTAGATTGGGGAGATAAACCACCTGTAAATAAACCAAAACAAGGAGTGGAGGAATGATAACAGTAAAATTATTAGGACACGAAAAGCAGTTGAGCTATGATATTAGCTGTAGAGAAGAAGGGATTAGGATATTCAAGGATATATCTAAAGACAATGTGATTCAAGATCCGGTAGAGATATTCAAAGGTGGACTACTCGATGCCACAAAAACCGAAGGTGAAGAAGATGCATTTGCGGTCAACATGATTCTCAGTGATGGTGAGCTAGATCGTGATGAAGAGAGAATACTTACCAAAGGGTGGGATATAGCTAACTTTAAGAAGAATCCTGTCCTCTTGTGGGGTCATGATAAGAGTAGACCTGCTATTGGCATAGTAAAGAGCTTGACAAAAGGTGATAATCTTTCTGGGGTAGTAGTATTTATCGATAAAGTAACTGATCATTTTGGTTGGTCAATAGGTGAGAAGGTTGCCAAAGGTATCATCAGAGCTGGAAGTGTGGGCTTCATGCCGAAGAGCTGGAGATTTATTGATGATCCGGAAGATCCTGCATGGTTAGAGTTCGAGAAACAGGAGCTGTATGAGTTCTCAATCTGTAATGTTCCGGCTAATCCGAGAGCTTTGGTACAGGATTCTGTGATATTATCCCCGTATAAGGAGATAAAAACCATAAATGAACAGCTTTTAGCATTGACAGAATTAATAAAGCAGGGTCATACTGAAAATACAAACGAAATAACTGGTAAATCAGGTAATGATTTGTTAGGTGAGATTGTGGCAGCAGTACAGCAACGTCAAGCAAATAGTTTGTAATGCAACAGTATATGCAAATAAATTAATAGGAGTATTTTATGAATGAGTTTGAGAAATTACTAGCACAAGCTAAGACTATTCTTGAAGCTGGACTGAAACTGCAAAGTATATCTAAGCTCGGAAGCTCTGCCGAAGATCTTACTGAATATATGGCAGGCCAAGAAAAGTTTATACAGGATGTGTCGAAGTTTGTAACGGATATGCCAGAAGCGTACAAGGGTGTATTCAAAGAAATTGATGAAGAGATGAAAACTCTTCGCAAAGAAATCGCTCTGTTCAAACAACCAAAAAAAGAACTGACGAGAAAAGATGTATACAAAGCTATCACTCAGGCAGCTATGTATGCAATGTATGGATTCGATGCTTTCAAAACAGAAGAAGGCCGAGCTTCCCTGAAAGATGTAATCTTCCCTGGATCTTTTGTTGAAGAAAAAACAATTCGTAGTAACATGATAGACAAAGCTGCTCTCGATGATACCCCACTGAATCCCGGTGGTACAAATGCAGGGTATACTATCAACCCAATCTATGAACGTGAACTCCTGAAATACACTGCAGAAATTTCAGATATGATGGGTTTCACTCGCAGACTTCCTATGCTTGCTCCCCAGATTTCCTTTCCGTATCTCTCAGCAAGAACCTTTGCTTTTACCCGAACCGCTGCTACCTCTTCCGGTACTACCTGGTCCTCTACCACACCTCTTGCTGCTGCTACAGATGGTCCAACTTTTGGTGCAAGAGTAACACTTCAGGCTACGACCCTTGCTGCTTATATTCCTTGGATTGATGAATTCAAAGATGATCTGCAGGTAAATGAATCACTTGAAGCCTTGATGTCAGAATGTTTCATGGAAGCGTTCGCAGAAGATTTTGATAAGAATGTGCTTACTAATAATGTTGATACCGTAGGTGTTGAGTATGATGGACTGTTACATACCGATGATATAAAAACCTATACGGTAGATTCTTCTACGGTAAATGGAGTATTCCCTGATGAACTCATGACTGCACTCTTGAAGATTGCACGAATGGATAGAGATGGTGGTTCTTGGATTCTCAATGAATCGGTACTGGTTGAACTAATGAAGATGCAGAATGGTATGGGTGACTATATGTTTTGGACTCCACCTACCGGAGAAAAACCTGGGATGTTGGCAGGAAAGCCATACATTGAAGCACATGTAATGCCGTCTAATGAAGAGCTTGCCCCTGGTGATACTTTTATGGCATATGCAAATTCTAACAACCTTTGGGTTGGAGAGAGACAGGGCTTAGAAGTAAGACAGTTTGATGCTACACATTATAACTTAGAATATGGTGAGAACTTCACCCGATGGCGAATAAGGAATGGGTTTAAGGTTGTAAGACCTCTGGCTTCATTACTCGTTAAGCTAAAAAACTAAAGGAGTAGAATATGTATAATGCATTTCTAAGAAAGCTTGGTATTGTAGACCAAGCTACAGAGGCT